ATTTAGACTCTGTATCCCCGAAGGCGGAACTGGCGAGAACTGGCCAAGACCAGACGGACTACTCGAGGATTGGCAGGGTGCAGCCCAGATTGGAAACTGTGCGTAATGGCAATTCTGTGTATGCCCAGTTGGTGGTTGATTTTGCTCATACTTATATGCACGTTGATTTAATGGACTGGCAGATTTATGCGCTTGAAGGTTTATTTGAGGCTGACCCTGAGACGGGGGATTTGATTAACCGTGCCGGTCTTATTTCGGTGGCTAGACAATGCGGAAAGACCGTACTTGGCCAGGCTGTTCTTGGGGCGTGGATGACTTCAATAGCCAAGCTTCGTGGCAAGCCACAAACGGTAGTTAATTCGGCGCATGAACTTACGCTTGCTGTTCGCCAGTTTGAAATTGTGGCCCCTATTTTGGCTGAGTATTTTGGGGCGACATTGAAACGTGCGTATGGGCGTAACACTTGTGAGATGCCTGACGGGTCGCGCTGGCTGGTTAAGGCCGCCACGCCTTCGGCTGGAATGGGCCTCAGTTGTGACCTGATTTGGGTGGACGAAATCTATGCAGTGGACGACCAGATTTTGGCTCACAGCCTCAGACCAACTATGAAAGCGCGCAATGTGCGTACTGCTGGCGGGTCGCCAATAATGATGATGACTTCCACTGCCGGCACAGAAGCTTCTATTGCCATGCTTCGATACCGCGAACAAGGGCTACAGCTCATAGATGAAAAACGCCAGGGCAGTTTCTATTTTGCGGAATGGTCGCCACCACCTGGGGTGGATGTGATGGAAACACGCTGGTGGGGCTGGGCTAACCCCGCGCTCGGCCAGACGCTGGAACTTGAATCACTGCTGTTGGACGCTGACCACCCAGACCGCTCTAGTTTCCTACGCGGGTCGCTTAACCAATTCGTTAATGCTGACGCCTGTTGGTTGCAGCCTGGACAATGGGACGCTTGCCTCTCCGATATGGAAGGCCCAGAGGGTGGCTGGATTGCGGTTGATTCATCATTGGACGGGTCGCGCTATGTCGCTGTACGCGCTGCTGTAGATGACGTGGGCGTTGCTCATGTCAATGTTGAATTCGTAGTTGGCTCACTGGCCGAGATGCAACAGGCACTACTTGACGCTTGCCGGCATCCATCTACCATGGTTGCTGTCACACCAACACTAGAAAATCATGTCCCTCTATCTCTTGAGCGTAGAAAAAAAGTTGTCGGATATGGCGAGCTAATGAAGTACACCAGCCTAGTTAAAGGCATGATTAACGACTCTCGCCTAGTGCACATGGGCCAGTCAAACCTTGCTGAACACATGAACCGAGCCGTAGCCATTTACCAGCAAAACGCATTGGCTTTATCTTCTAAACGTTCGCCTGGGCCCATTGAGTTGGCGCGGTGCACAATCTGGGCGGCAGCGTTAGCGTCACGACCAAAGCAAGCGGGAAAGCCCATGCTCGTAGTTGTCAATCGGTAAACTATCGGCGGTTGTGTCTTGCTAGTTCTGTCGGGAATCTGGCAAGGCATGACCACCTGCCAACACGAAATGTGAGATAATCCCAACATGGCACTATTCAATCGAGTAACTAAAGCAGCAATCAGCCCTGCAGAGCCAACCGCAAAAGCAGCAGCTGCAGGTGGTTACTCACCAAACTCTGCCGGTGTAAATCTTATTGGCCAGTACTACACATACGTTGAAGGCCCAGCGCGTAACCGCGCTATGAGCGTTGCCACCATTAGCCGCGCCCGTGACCTTATGGCTTCTGTCATTGGTTCAATGCCGTTGAAAATGTACACGGAACGCTGGAACGAAAACGAAACAAAAATGGAAAAGGAATACCTGGCACCACGCGCATGGCTACGCCAGCCCGACCCGACAGTTACTTATAACTTCCTAATGGCTTGGACATTCGACGACTTGTTCTTCTATGGCCGCGCATTTTGGTATATCACCAGCCGTACACAAGACGGGTTTCCTTCGGGTTTTACGCGTCTCCCAGCGGGCTCAGTGACCACAACCGACCAAGCAGGGCCAGTATGGTTCGCACCTTCCAAAGAGGTTTACTTCCAAGGCAACATGATTGACCCTAAAGATTTGGTGCAGTTCCTTAGCCCTATTCAGGGCATTGTGTATATGTCAGAGCAGACCGTAGCAACAGCATTAAAACTTGAAGCCGCTCGTTTCCGCAATGCTGAATCGTCAATACCTGCAGGCGTTTTGAAGCAGACAGGTGGCGAACCATTAAGCGCTTCTGAACTTGCAGACCTGGCATCAGCATTTAACGCAGCTCGAGCAACTAACCAAACTGCAGCGCTCAATGAGTTTTTGAGTTACACCGAAACCACAGCAACCCCAGACAAAATGCTGTTAATAGATGCCGCCAACTATCAGGCTCTTGAATGCGCCAGGCTTACTAACGTCCCGCCATATTTGGTGGGCGTATCAACTGGTGCGTATTCATATCAGAGCTCAGAACAAGCTCGTGCTGACCTTTACATATTTGGGGTGCAAGCATATTCGCAGTGTTTGGCGGCCACGCTCAGCCAAAACAACGTACTGCCACGCGGTACTTATGTAGAGTTTGACACTGACGACTTCCTCATTGAAAATGAGATGGCCGACAAAATGGATAGCCCAGACCTACCAGAAGAAAACACACAAGAGGAATTAGCATGATTCGCTTTAATGCAACATCAGTAACCATTGACGCTGCCGCCCCAGACGGTACGCCTAGCAGAACTATTACCGGAATTGCAGCGCCTTATAACGTCATTGCAACTGTGAGTGATGGCACTGAAATTATGCTGTCGCCTGGCGCGTTGCCGGTTGATGGCCCTAACCCAAAGCTCTTTGTAGGCCACTCGGCTGACAAAGTAATTGGCACAGTCATTGCCCGTGAGGACACCCCAGAAGGAATGCTCTTTCAGGCTCGAGTAGCCAAGACCGTTCTCGGTGAGGAATCGCTACAGCTCGCCCTAGAGAATGTGTATGACCAAGTTAGTGTTGGAATCAATGCGTTGGAATTCAGCTACAACGAGAATGGCGTCATGCTTATTGAAAAAGCAGCTTGGACAGAATTATCGTTAGTTTCACACGGTGCCTTTGGCGCTAGTGCTAGCATCACAGAAGTTGCAGCGAGTATCCCCACATCCAATGAGGAAATCAGCAATAATACAGAAACGGCACCCGACGAGCCAGAACCCACAGAGCCACAGGAGAACCCAGTGTCAGAAACACCAGCCCCAGAAGTAATCGAAGCATCAGCCCTCTTTGCACAGCCAAAGCGCGAATTTGCCCTTCCATCAGCTAGCGAACTTCTCGCTGCTTACCACATTGGTGGAGACACCTACCGCAAAGTGAATGATGCCTTCAAGCAAGCACAGCGCCGTAACCAAACAGCATTGCAAGCAGCAGCTGGCGACATTGTTACGGGGGACACGCCGGGCCTCTTGAACCTCAACGTGCTCGGCCCTCTGTTCCAAGATTTGAACTTCGTTCGTCCTGTGGTCACAGCATTTGGGGCTCGCGCGATGCCAGCAACACCATCACGTCAGTTCATTCGCCCAACCATCACCACTCACACCAGTGCAGCCGTACAGGCAAACCAACTTGACGCAGTATCAGCCACCACAATGGTGATTGCATCAAACACAGTTACTAAACAAACTGTCGCTGGCCAAGTCACTCTTTCACAGCAAGACATTGACTTCACAGACCCTGCAGCATTGCAACTTGTCTTAAACGACCTTGCTGGTCAAGTAATGATTAAGACTGACGACATTGCAGCCGATGCACTTGTCGCTGGTAAGACAGCATCAGGTTCGACATGGACTATTACTGCTGGAGACCCACAAGGACTATTCACAGCTTTGTATGACGCAGCGCGTGAGATTGCAGAAGATTCAAACTTCTTCCCAACTCATCTTTGCGTGTCACCAGATGTTTGGGATTATTTGGGCCGTCAGACTGACGCAGACAAGCGTCCTGTCTTTGGTTACAACGCCAACGGAATGATGACCACCAACTCAATTGGTAATGTTTCAGGTTTGCAGTACACCAGCATGAATGTGCTCGGCTTGAATGTTGTTGTTGATAACAACTTTGCTGCTCAAACCATGCTTGTGGTGTACGCACCAGGCTTCGAAATTTACGAATCTGGCGCTCAATTGCAGAGCTTCGAAAACCCATCAACATTGGGCAGGACACTGAGTATCCACCAGTACTTCGCCACATTTGTTGCAAAATCAAGCTTCATTCAAAGCATCGCAATCGGTTAGTCCGAAAGGCGATAGCCAATCATGGCTACTTATAGTGTTATTTTCCACCAGCGTTTGGATGACTATGCGGTTGTCCAAACACTGGAGAACACCGATATTGCTATCGGTGAATCCATCACCATTACAGGGGTGGGTCATCAGTTAAACGGCACACATACTGTTTACGCATTGCCTCAATACCTCTATCGAGGCATAGACAGCCAAGGTGACATTCTGCTTGACGCAGATTTCCCGATACCTAACCAAGTCATGTTTTATGACGCTGACGGTGATTTGGAACGCTCTGCAGCAATCCCCCCTGGCACCTTGGTTTATACCCAGACGTGCACATGGGTAACTAGCGCACAGGTTCAGTTGTGGCTCGGTTTAACGAGCCCTACAGCCGATGAAACCACCTTCTTGGCACAATGCACCAGTGCCGGTAATCAGGTCGCTTACAGACGCAGACAAGAGGCGGGTTACTTTGACGCGCTAGCGACCAGCCCATCGGGTGATTGCACCTTGGGCACCATCATGCTTGCGGGTGCGTATTACCGCCAGCGCGGAAGCATTGACCAATTTGCAAGTTTTGACTCAATGGGTCAAGCCATCACCACTAACGCCTTCACCCCGATGGTTAAGCAGCTGCTAGGGATTGACCGCCCAGCGGTGGCCTAATGGCATACACAGACCTATTTAATGAAGCCATAGATGATTTAGCCACGACATTGGCAACCATCACGGGCTTGCGGGTTGTCACTGACCCAAGAAACTTGAACAGTAATTGCTGCTTCATAGACGCCCCATCATTCACAGCCATGAATGACCACATCGTCACAATGATTTTTCCTGTGCGGGTCATCGGTATAGGCCCAGGCAACTTGGACACGCTGAGACCCTTGCTAGCCATCTCTGCTGGGCTTCTAGGAAAGAACGTGGCCGTCGTTTCTGGCAACCCTGCATTGGCTTCTATCGGTGGGCAAGAATTCCCTGCATACGATTTAACCATTCGTATGCAAGCGCAAAACCTATAATGCACACGAGACAGACTAAAATCTGTAATAATCTAAACAACAGCGGTGGCCCGACACACCTAAATGACCAGGAGTAATTATGGCCACCAGCACCACCACTTATTTAACTAACCCAACTGTGACAATTTTGCCCCTTACTGGTGGCACCTTGTTTGATGCCACAACGGTCACTTCGGCAGCGGCAATCACGGTGGGTTTTGACGCTCTTGAGAGCACTAGCTTTGGAGATGTTGCCCATTACTATGTAAAGGGCCTTCAACAGGTCGAGGTTACATTGACGTGCTACGCCTCTTACGGTTCAACATCTGTTGAAGCAGCACTTACAGCTGCACTCGGTACCGGCACTTCTGTCATCACCATCTCGCCTGCAGGCGCTTCCGAATCAGCAACCAACCCTGAGTACACAGTCACTAACGCATTCCTCGCATCGTTTCAGCCAATCAACGGCTCATACGGTGAACTGTCAATGATTGAAGTCACCTTCACTGGTGGCACATTCGCTCGAGACATCACCCCACCAGCGTAAAACCTAAAACAGAAAGCAGCCGACAATGCAACTAACACTGCAAATAGACCTAGGCAACGGCCCAGTCATAGTCAAAACCAACCTCATGGTCATCGTGAATTGGGAACGCAAATACAAACGCAAAGCCAGTGAAATATCTAGCAGCGGTATCGGCATTGAGGACTTAGCCTTTATGGCTCACGAAGCCGCCAAGGTTTCAGGCATCTCGCCTTTGCCGTTAATGCTTGACGATTTCATTAAACAGTTAGTCTCGTTAGAGGTTGTGGACAGTGAAAGCCCAAACCCTACCGAGGCGGCACCTTCCGATATTCTCTAGCATCCCTGCTGGTAGAAACAGGATTTTGGCCGCCTGACATAGCATTTGACATTCCCGACTTGGCTACTTGCATTAGTATCATCAACGAGTCGAGGAAAAAACAAAAATGAGCGCCACAGTTAGCACAGAGATTTACGGACTCAAGGCAGCCCTCGCCGAACTAGGCAAGCTTGACAGCAAAACCAAATTCAAAGCCACTAACAAGATTAAAGCTGCAGGTGGCCAGATGGTTACAGAGGTTGCCTCTAAATACCCAGACGACAAGCCGCCATTGTCTGGCATGGCTTCATCTAAAAAGGGTGGCACCCGTTTAGGTTATGACGCCAAGAAAGTGCGCAAAGGCGTCACTATCCAAATTGGTGGACGCGCCAAGAATGGCAATATTCCCTTGGTGACTTTGATACAGAAAAACGCCGGCGGTGCTTTCTTTGATTTGGCTGGCTTGCGTAACAGCGAATCACAATTTGTGCAGGACTTAGACAGCCGATTCGGCAAAGCTCAGCGCGGTATGTGGCGGGCACGTTCCTACATTTACGGCCAAGCAACACAGGACATTCTTGCCGCTATTGAAGAAGTCATGAAGTCTGTAAACAGAAACTTGGTTAAGTAATGGCTGTATTTATCCCCATCATCTCGGAGTTTGATTCCAAAGGAATTGACAAGGCCAAAAAGGAATTCGCCAGTCTCGAGGGTGCTGGCGCTAAAGCCCAGTTTGCTATTAAGAAAGCAGCCGTACCTGCAGCTGCTGCTATTGCTGGTTTAGGTGCTGCACTGTTTAGCGCTACTAAGGATGCCATTGCTGATGATGCTGCACAGGCAAAACTTGCCCTGACAATGCGTAACACAACTGGCGCTACTGATGAGCAAATCAAGGCCACTGAGGATTGGATTAGCCAGCAAGGTAAAGCGCTAGGCATAACTGACGATGAGCTACGGCCTGCACTTGGTCGTTTAATGTCCCAGACTCATGACGTCACTAAAGCGCAAGAACTCATGTCTATTGCTATGGATGTGGCTCAAGGCACTGGGAAAAGTTTAAGTACAGTCACTGAAGCCATGGCCAAGGCCGCGGCGGGCTCAACAATTGCCCTGGGCAAATTGTCTCCTGAGTTAAAGCAGATGGAAAAAGACGGTGCATCAGCCGATGAAATGATGGCCGCACTAGCTGGCACATTCCAAGACCAGGCAAGCATTGCTGCCGGTACTGCACAAGGACAGTTCCAGCGTTTAGGTGTTGCCTTAGCTGAAACCAAGGAAAGTATCGGCGCTGCATTACTTCCTGCTATTGAAGCTGTACTGCCGTACCTAACTAAAATGGGTGACTGGGCAGCGGAACACCCAGAGATTCTTTTAGGCATCGGCATTGCCATTGCCACTATTGCTGCAGCCATTGTTGCTGTAAACGTTGCTATGGCGTTAAACCCGTTCAGCCTTATTGCCATTGCTGTAGTTGGTTTAGGCGCGTTACTAGTTACGGCATACAAAAAGTTTGAGCCTTTTAAAACTGTGGTCGATGCTGTTTTTGGTGGCATCAAGTTTTGGATTAACAACGTAACTATTCCTGCAATTAAAACAATGCTTGACGTGTTCAAGACAGTGTTCAACGGCATTGCTCGAAT